CTGGTACACAAAATTACATTGTAATGAGATCAGATGGTAAAGTTGGAATTGGTACTACTACGCCGTGGGGACATTTAGATGTATTTGTAAACACAAATAGAGGATTATCACTCGATGATTCTACAGACGGAACATCAAGTCTTGCACTACGAGGTATTAATCCTGTAGATGGAAATATGCGTAACACAAGTATAGAAGGTCAAAATATATATTTGTCAACTGGCGTATTTTCAGGTGCTACTGCTTCTCCTGTGTTATCTGCATTAACATCTGGAAGAGTTGGCATCGGTATTACTACACCAACTGTTAAACTTGATGTTAGATCAAACGAAGACCCAACAGACGGAACATTAATGTTCTTAAGAAATGAAGTTGCATCTGGAAATGGTGCATTTATTAGAATGGATGTTAATAATGTCGGCGATTGGGCAATGGGCATACCTGACAATCGCAATGACTTTACTGTTTGGAAAGATCAAGGCAACACCGGTACCGAATATGTTACAGTAAAAGCCGATGGTGATGTTGGTATTGGTACAAATGCACCAGATGAAAAATTACATGTTATGGGTAACATTGTAAATGAAGCAAACGGACATGCTGCAGGACTATACACGTTCCAAAAAACAATTGCAGCAAATGGCGGCTCAGCAGATATATTTACAATTAGTAATACACATGGTGCACAAACATTTACTGTAATGTTTAATTGTAGTACAAGTGGATACAGTGTTGCAAAAACTGATGTAGTTGCACACGCATTTGGTCAAACACCTATTGTAAACGTATTAGCAGATACAGGCCCGTTCAGCGGAAATAACTTTAGTGTAACTTACACGGATGTTTCTAGCACGGGCGTAAAATGTGCTATTACAAACAATAGCACAACGGTTGCTGCCGATATTACAATAACACTAGTATTAGCTGGTTCACCAACAGCGGTAACGCTAACTAAACACTAAATATTTTAACAAGGACTTATAAATGGCAGACATAATTAGTAGTGTAGACGGAATTTTAAATGTTTACGATGATGGTACAATTGACATTGTTGGTGGATCTCTACACATTGATGGTACAGAAGTTTTAGCTGGCAATAACGCCGCTGTTTTTACAAGTTTAAGTGTTGACAGTCCTACACTTGTTGTTGATGCAGTCAATAACAGGGTTGGCATTGGATCTGCTACTCCTAGTAACCTTTTACATCTTGCCGCATCTAGTGGTAATTCGATTCTTGAATTACAGCGAACTAACACAAACACCACAGGAACAGTAGGGGCTATTTCATTTACTGCGTCAGACGGGCATTCTGTTTCTTCCATATATTCATCTGGTGACGGTGATAACGAAGGTGCACATTTAATATTTGCAACTACTAGTGCAGCAAGTTCTAATAGTTATTTTACTTCTACAACAGAGCGTATGAGAATTACGTCTGGGGGTAATGTTAATATTACTAACGATTTAACTGTTGGTGGGAACTTAACAGTTGAAGGCACAACAACTACATTAAACACCGCAACACTAGATGTTGAAGATCTCAATATTACAATTGCAAAAAACGCAGCAAATGCTGCCGCTGCCGACGGAGCAGGACTTACTGTAGATGGCGCAAATGCAACATTGTTATATAAAAGCACTGCGGATGCATGGTCATTTAACAAAGCAGTTGGTATTGGAACCATATCACTGTCTAGTAAATTGCATGTATATGATTCAACATCAACATCGGCTTCGGCAACAGGATCAACATTATTAACGTTGGATAATTATGTCGGAAGTGATCTCAGTCAGCAAAAGACATTTATTGACTTTAGACTATTCGATGATAACAGTAACGAAACTCCACAAGTTCGTATTGGTGCTGAAGTCGGCGCAAATGGTGACGCTAATACTCAAATATTAGAAGGCGAAGGTGCTTTTGTTGTATATACAAATGACACAGGTGGTACTAGCGGTACTGCTACGGGACTCACAGAAAAATTTCGTGTTGACTCTCCCGGTAATGTCGGTATTGGTACAGATGCACCGGATACAAAATTAGAATTATATCATGGTGTATTCAAAATTCAAGGCGATAATAACAGTAACGATGCAATTTACATAGGTAACGATGACAACATCAGTCACGGCGGCACTGCAGGTTCTGGTCCTTATCCTAGTATCTATGCAGAAAATGTGCTACGAGTAAGACAACGTATACAAATTTTTGATGATAATGGTGCAGCAAATGAGCTTGATATTCGTGACACGTCTGGTACTCGACGTTGGTATTTAAGACCGACTGCTGATAGTTATTTTACTGGCGGAAATCTTGGCATCGGTACTGATAACCCAACCGCTAGATTAGATGTTAAAGTAGACACTGCAGGTAACTTGTTATCTAGAGTATGGAACAGTAATACTAGCGGTACTGGTATTTCTTCAGTTCGTATTGCTAACAGCGGTAACAATGCACAAGGTTCTAGACTAGAGTTTAGCGATACTGCTTACTATGTAGCTACAGTTACTGGTGATCGCACAAACGGTATGCAATTCTATACAGGACAAATGGCAAATCCTACTACTAACCTCAGAATGACACTAGGTATTGATGGTGCACTTTCATATCATAGCCCAGATGGCACAAACACAATTGTACAACGTATGACAGACGCAGATGTGCTGTCGTGGAGCGGTGATAGTGGACAGTTGTTTAGTATTAGTGATAACTTAACAGGAACTATCTTTAGTGTCAATGACGTATCTGGTGTTCCTAGTATTGAAGTTGATGATGATGGTACTATTAGATTAGCTGAAGTATTTGGTAATGTATTAATTGGTACAGGATCAGATGATGGAGTTAGTAAACTACAACTAGACGGATCCCTGGACATCTTTAAATCTAATTCCGAATCGGTAACTAATTATGCTACTACATCACATTTGATTTTAGATAACGATAGTGATCAAACTAAAATACTCTTTAAAGCAAATAGTGCAAACAAAGGTGGCATACGTGTTGATAGTAGCGGGAATATGGTATTCACTGCTGGATCAACTATATATTATTTCAACTACGATTCTGGCGCTGGTGGAGCAAGCACAAGTGGTGAATTTAGATATTATTCAGGTTCAAGTTTCCTAAGTTGGAACAGTACTGCAGTTACACTTCCTGGAAACACATCAATTGGCGGCACATTAGATGTAACTCAAATACTTGGTAATGTTGGAATTAACACAGGCGTTCCTGGTGCACCACTTCATGTATATGGTGCTGGTGGTGACGGTCAAGAAGTTCTAAGAATAGAATCCAGTGCAGATGTTCCTGACGGTGGTTATCACTGGATGACTTCTGCAATAGCTGGCAGTCAAACCACAAATGCAAATATCGTACACTTAATTGGTCAAGCCGAAAGCACTAAAAATAGTGGATATCTTGGATTCCATTATGCAGGTGCAGCTAGTAATAATAACTATATTAGTTTAGGTGGTTATGGCGCTAACCATTTGCTTAATGTTATGATGGATGGCAGAGTAGGTATTGGTACAAGTAGTCCTGACGCAGTAATGCTAACAATACGTGGCAATGCCACACGACCTGATCCAAGTGTGCGTCTTATTCCAGGCAATGCAACTAGTGATGTTAGGATAGACTTTAGAAACAGCAGTAATGCTGCACAATATTTTTTCGGATGGGATGAATCAACAAGTGAAATGAAACTTGCAGATAGCGGCGGTTTTAGTGATCCGAACATGACTTGGGGAAGTCACACTGTACATGTTGACGGTAAATTTCAAATTGACAACGGAACAAACTATAATGGTCTTGGTAGTAAATTTAGCGGCTCATCTACTATGGAAGTATACCGCCAAGATGTAGACACTGCTGGTATTGTTATTGGTAGCTCAACAGGCGTTGCACACACTTGGCTTCCATATGTCGACGGTTCTATCTATTTAACAGGCGATGCAAGTGATACTGCAGGGGCCGTTATCCTGAGAACTTTTAATGGAACAAACTATACTGAAGGCGCAGCATTAGATCCATCTGGTACATTTTTTGAAACACGCAACGGTGCATATTTTAAAGGACATATTGCAAACACGACAGGTTCGGGCGATAATAATGCTCCATTTAGATTTAGTGCTGATTACTCAGGATGGATGACATATGTGGCAGGTACCGTGGGCTCCGGCTCTGGCTGGGGGCTATTTTGGGCAGGTAACAGTGGTGCAGCATATGGTACTAACCAAGCTACATATGGTCCTGGTAATATTTGGACCAATAGCACTAATCCAAACGAATTTGTATTCGTTGGCGGTGGCCGCTCCGGTGCAAGTTTTCATCCATATGAAGGTAACGCATGGGTAAGAGAAGAACTTTATGTTGGTGACACAAAAGTTAAACTACAAAATACCGAAGAAGAAGTAGATGTTACATCGCCGAATCTAACATCAGGCACATGGGTTGACTCTACTTCTGCTACCAACTGGGGTCCTCCAAAATTTGATAACGTTTATAATAATTCTGCATACAATGATGCTCCTGGATACCGTCAATGGAATATTCCGTCTGGCATGAAATCTGCTTATATTTCTCATTTAACTTGGAATACTGGTGGATATGTTGATGTACATGGTGTACAAGCAGACGGTGACCTAGTATTTTTACGAAGAATTAATACAAAACAGGCTGTAGAAAATGCTAATCACGCTGACCCAGGAGCTCATGACGGATCTACTATAACATTTGCTGGTTCTGGTCTTGAAAACTTCACTGCTATTAGATTTACAAACCAATTCGGAAGATTTCACTTAACTGGTTTATCATTTACTAGAAATTCTCACGAAGGCACCGAAGGTACTGGTATGGTGCATCCAGCTCAATTTTCACAGACGATTGATATAACATTAACCGGAGATACAACAGGAACTGGAACAGTTAACGCCAATGGCGATGTGACAATTTCTACTACTACAGGCTCTATAGATGGACAACAGTTTGTTAATACTCGTAGTAATAGCGGCAGAGCTGCTAATAGTACAGACGGTAACGGAATTTACTATTACACTAGTGACGTTGACAACTTTACTGGTAATTCCACTGATGGTGCAATGTATCAACAAAGTTACAGTTCACTTTGGTATCACCAAATTGCTGGTGATTATCGCAGCGGTAACATTGCACTACGTGGTAAAAATAACAACAATTGGCAACGCTGGAAAAAAGTGCCTACAATCTATACAAGTGATAGTGCACCAACAACTGCACTAGTAAACGATGATTTTTGGTTTGACAGTGATGAAGGTAAACTAAAAATACGTTATGCTGGTACTTGGGTAGACACATTTACACTTGGTACAAGTAACTTTGTGCAAAAGTCTGGTGATACAATGACAGGAAATTTAAATGTACAAGGTAACATTGTTGCAACAGGCGATGTTACTGCATACGGTACTGTTTCAGATATCAGACAAAAAGAAAATATTGTAAAATTAGATAATGCAATAGAAAAAGTTGGCCAATTAAACGGATACACATTTAACTATAAAGGACATACTGAACGACTAACTGGTGTTATAGCTCAAGAGGTTGAAAAGGTACTTCCTGAAGCAGTATACGAAACACAGTCAGTTGATTTGGATGAAACAATTATGGCTGTTAGACACGGTAATATGGTCGGTTTATTAATTGAAGCAATGAAAGAACAGCAAGAACAAATCAATATGCTTAAAGCAGAAATTGAAAAGTTAAAAGGTGAATAATGGCAATTAGTTTTCCAGGAAGTCCAAGTGTAGGACAAATACATACTCATAATGAATTTAAATGGCAATGGGATGGTACCAGCTGGGTAGCATATAACGAATACGGTGTATCAATGACATATATTGATACAGATAGTACTCGACCAACAAGTCCAGTAGACAATCAAGTATTTTTTAATACATTTACTAATACAATGGAAATGTGGGACGGAGATAGCCAAGAGTGGCGTGATGTTAGCCAAGACGAAAGACAATTTTTACATAGACAGGTTATTGTAAAAAGTTTTGTTATGGGTGGATATAAAAGTGCAAGTCCTTGGTATAATGTTAACAGCATGAATCACCAAACAGATTTAAGTGTTAACTTGGGTGACTTACTACATACAAAAGCAAACTATAGTAGCGGTGCATGTGGATTAACATACGGATATATTTGGAATGCTAATAATACTCATGCTGCCGCTAGTACAACAACTGCTGGTATTAATATGTTTACAGAAACAGGACTAGCTGCAGCAGATTGTCCTACATTATTATATACACGAAACGATTGTGCTACAGTACACAAAGAACACGAATATGCGTGGATTATTGGCGGCGGTACATCAAGTATAGATGTTTTTAATTTAACTACAAATACAATGTATGGCGCACAAAGTTTAACTTCACAAGCTAGCGGCTATGCAGGTGCGTTTAGCGGTGAAGATAAAGGTTTTGCTTGGCATGACAGCGGTGTTGGTAATAAAGTTACTTTTGCTGCAACACAAACTGCAACAATTGCTTCTAGTAGTGTTGTTGGAGCACACAGTCAGCAAAAAGGCGTTAGCAGTAAATTAGGAAAAGGCTGGTGTGGCAACGAAGGGTCATATAGCGGCGGATATAATTTTAGACGCTGGCAATTTAGTACAGAAACAAACATAGGTAACGTGACTAAGCCACAAGGCAACTGTGGTGAAGAAAACTTTGACATGGGTCAACACCACCAATATTGTTTAGGACACTATAATGGCGCACAAAATAACAATACTTGGAAATGGTACTATGATACAGACAGTGGTACTGTACTTGGCGCAGGAAGTGAGCCAACAGGAGTTGCTGGCCGCAGTAGTGGACATTGTGTTTGGAAAAACTAATAAATATACGTAGTTATCGGAGCAAAGCATGGCTATAAGTTTTCCAAGTTCACCTAGTGTCGGACAAGAACATACACATAATAATCTTAAATGGAGATGGGATGGAACAAGCTGGGTTAACATTGGCGGGGATCATGAAGTTTATCATGTAGGAGAATTTTCTAATAGACCAACAACACCAGTAGACACACAAATTTATTTTAATACACTTAACGGTACTATGGAAATGTATAATGGTACTGAATGGGTAGCTGTAAGTCAAGACAACAGACAGTATTTACATAGAACAGTGATTACAACTAGCTATGTGCTGGGCGGTTATCAATCAGGCAGTCCTTGGTATAATGTTAACAGTATGAATCATAGTACTGATTTAACAAATAATCTAGGGGATCTACTAGCAACAAAAGCAAGCTATGCTAGTGGAGCGTGTGGTAAAGTTTATGCGTACATTTGGAATGCAAACAATACACACAATACTGCAAGCACTGCAACAGCTAGTATCAACATGTGGACAGAAACCGGAGTTGCAACAGGTAACCCAACATTATTGTATAGTCGTAATGACTGCGGCACTGCATTTAAAGAAACAGAATATGCTTACATTTGTGGTGGTGGCACCACTAGTGTTGATGTTTTTAACCTTACAAACAATACAATGTATGCTGCACAAAGTATGACAACGGCCAGTGCAGGCGGCACAAACAATGGCATGGGTAGTATAAATGGTGAAGCAGCAGGTTATGTGTATCCAAACGGTGCAGGAAACAAATTTACATTTGCAGCAAACCAAACTGCAGCAATTTCTACAAGTAGTGTTTGTGGCGTCAATGGCCAACAAAAAGGTATTAATAGCAAAGTAGGTAAAGGATATGCTGGTAATGAAGGGACATATCAGGGCGGTTATAATTTAAGACGTTGGCAGTTCAGCACAGAAACAAATATAGGTAATGTTGCAAAGCCTGTTGGTAACAGCGGAGAAGAGAATTTTGATATGGGTCAAGATCACCAATATATGCTAGGAATGTATGGAAACAGTGTACAAAATAATCGTGGTTGGAAATTTAATTACTACACTGACAGTGGTTATGAATTGGGTGCCGGTAGTATTAGAACTGGTGTACCAGGAGGATCTAGTGGACATTGTGCATGGAGGGGTAGTTAATGGCAGTTAGTTTTCCAGGAAGTCCTACTGTAGGACAAATACACACGCATAATACACTTATGTGGCGATGGGATGGAACATCATGGGAAAGTATTGGAGAAAACGATGTTGCCGGTAGAATAGCAGGAGGCCCTACAAGACCTGCTAGTCCTATACAAGGGCAAGTATTTTTTAACAACAAAACTAGTACTATGGAATTGTATGATGGTAGCGAATGGCGCCGTGTAAGTCAAGAAGAAAGACAATTTTTATATAGACAAATTATCACAAAAAGTTATGTAATGGGTGGATATAAAAGTGGTGTGCCATGGCTTAATGTTAACAGTATGAACCATCAGACGGATCTAACAGTTAATTTAGGAGACTTATTACATACAAAAGGGAGTTATAGTAATGGTGGATGTGGAGATGTTTATGGTTATATATGGAATGCTAATAACACACACAGTACAGCAAGTACAACAACAGCCGGCATTAACATGGTTACAGAAACAGGACTAGCAAGCGGAACAACACCAACGTTAGTTTACAGTAGAAATGATGTAGGTACTGTGTTTAAAGAACGTGAGTACGCCTACATTTGTGGTGGTGGCAATAGTAATATTGATGTTTTTAATTTTAGAACAAATACAATGTATGGTGCACAAGGATTAACAACTGCCACTAGTGGTGGTACTAGACAAGCAGGTATGGCGTCACATAGCGGAGAAACACACGGCTATGTATGGCATGCTACCAACGGATATCAAATTACTTTTGCAGCAGGCGTAACAGCAACAGTGTCAACAGATATTGCACGTAGCGCAAGTAGTCAACAAAAAGGTATAAGTAGTAAGCACGGCGTAGGATATGCTGGCAATGAAGGTACCTATCTTGGCGGATATAACCTACGTAAAACAAATTATAGTACAGGACTAAATGCTGGAACTGTAACAAAACCCGTTGGTAACAGCGGCGAAGAAAATTTTGATATGGGTCAAAATCATCAATATATGATGGGAATGTATAACGGTGCGCAAAACAATGAGGGCTGGAGATTTAGCTATATAAGTGAAACTGGATATCAGTTGGGTGCTGGTAGTGTTAGAACAGGACCAGCTGGCGGATCTAGTGGGGCCTGTGTATGGAAAGCAACAAGTTAAAAAGAGGAATATATGAATACAAAAGTAAACAGTCTTACAACGTATCAAGGTAAAGATTTAATTACAGATACAAGTAATTTGACATCAGAAGAAAAAAACTATATTGCATATAGCATTAGTAATGATATTAGTTTGCCTGCTTTCAAAGCAGAGCATTTTGTTGGTAATGCACAAATTACGCCTTATGCAAAAATCAAACAATACTTACTAGAACTCAGTAGCAGAGAAGATGTTTTAGAAGCTATTGAATATGATGCACGTAAATGCGAAGTTAAAATCAAACGTCTAAAAAAAGAAGCTGAAAATTTAAGTGGATTTGATTTAGAAGAAATTAACATTGACATTGAGCACGAAGAAAGAAATTATAAAAAGTATATGCACAAACTAAAACTTGCATATTCTGAAAGACGAACTTATCTAGATTTAATCAATAGATTTAATGCTAGTCCTGAAGGCAAGTATGAAGATGGTCGTTTATTAGTTGACGTAGTAGGTGATCCAGAGATTGCAGAAAAACTAGAAAAACAACACTGGACATATCGCATGGCCAAACAATCAGCTATGGACATGATTGCATACGGTCGTATTGGTGTTGGTAACATGGACGCTATTGCAATGATGCAGCCAGAACAACAAGAAGCTGTGTTGCGGCTTGCTAGTGAATATGTAGTACGTAATGAACAGCGCATGAGCGCACATTTAAGTTATGCTAATAATATGAAAGAAAAAGG